TTTTACCATTTATATGCTGTTGTAGATCCGTTCCACAGGTTATACATCTATAACTTTCTCTAGTTAAACTTACTAATAATGTATTTTCATCACAAGTAGGACATAAACCGTTTACAACTTCAGGTGTAAATTTAATTAAATAACTCATTTACTCTGTATTATACTCTTTATAGTTAAAGATCCATCAATATTTTTTTCAAGCTCTGCTTTTACTTCACCACACATAAACTTTTTATTGTTCATTTCCATATTCCTTGATGCTTCTCTTTTCATTTTAAGACACGTAGATAAACTATCTTGTATTCTGTGTTCTACAAGTTCTCCATTTATAAACAAACATAATGCAAATACTAATTTTATCATTAATGATTCCCATTTAATTTACCAATATTAGCTCTTACACTATCTTTCAATTTCTCTACATCTATTCGTAGTCTTTCAACATCTGTTTGTAGTCTTTCAATATTAACTCTATTGTTCATCATTCCATCAACTCTTATCGTTAATTTTTCTAATCCTTCTGCTATATGTTCAAGAAGCATGAATTGTTCTTGGTCTATGGGTTTCTGAGCTGATGCTTCTAACAAGTCTTGTTCAAATAATTTGTTAGCTGTCTCTAATGCATTGAGTCTTTCAATAACACCAAATGCAAACCACGCTCCTACAATTACGGCTGCAACCAATCCTATTAAATTACGTAACGGAAGACCGATACTTGTATTGTCGTCTATTTTTATTGACATGATAGACACTCATCAGAATCAGAATCTAATTCTGCTAGTGCCTCTTCTTTACAATTTTGACTACAGAATAAATCTAATTCATCTTTTGGTTCAAATTCTTTTTCACATTGTTTGCATTTTTTCATCTTATAGGTCCTCCAAATATTGCTAGTAAGCACATTAATATAATTAATATCCCTGTGAATCTGTAATCCATAGTAACAATCTCCATATTAATCTTTTGTTTCCTCTATCTCGTAAAACATTTTGTCAGAATCTTCCGTAACCCAATCGCCACCTTCGACATCCCAGACAGTGTTTTGTACTTTATAGTCAGGCCAGCTGTTATCAGTAGTGTATGAATTAACATGCCACAAAATGCGATTATTAGGCTGAGCTGCAAAGTTGCCGTTAGCAAGAGCCAATACGTGCGCACACTTATGCTCTTGAGGAATTTCAGAATGTTCTGTATTGAGTATATTAGTCTCTGGATGCGCCCAGTCAACTGTAAAAAGATACTCTCCATGATAAAATTTTTTATCTTTTCCTAGATATTTACCGTTTATACCAGCCAACCAATCAAAGCAATGCACGCTAGGCCAATAACTAAAACAATTCCACAGTTGGAGTTCGTCCGCCTGCATATCCGGCACATCGGCTCGGTCATACGATTTTTGGAAAAACGCTGAGATAGGCAAACGCCAAAAGCACGCACCATTGGGTAACATGATATTAAATAAGAGCGCGCGACCTGATATAGAGACAAGACCAAAGATAACGCAGTCACTAGACTCTCCTTGATGTTCTTTAAAATCATAAAGATACTCCTTCCTTATCTTACAATATATTGGGGGTATGTTCGCATTTAAATAAGCCATAGATCATTCTATTTTACCCCAATTAGGACCAGATTCATAGTCCACTTTATTTTTTATTTTAAAATCAGGAATAGCATTTTCCATAGTTTTAACTATGGTATCTACTTGTCCTTCATTTTCTACAGATACACAAAGCTCATCATGTATTTGTATGTGTGGTATTATACCTTTTTCATATAAATCTACCATAGCTTTTTTAGTCATATCTGCTGCAGATCCTTGTATTAATCTATTTAAAGCTTTGTAAGTAAATGCAGGTGTATAATGATGTTCAAAGTTATTCATGTAATTAGGATCTATTTTATTTTCTTTATACTTCTCTAACATCTCAGCTTTAAAAGCTTGTCTAGCTTCTTCTTCAGTATATAATTTAACTTCTTTATATCTATTTCTCGTAGGATCCCATTCTCTGTCTAAAGTTTCCCATTTATTAAATCTGCAAAATCTATCATATAATGTAAATAATAATTTATTATCTTTTGCAAAATCAATTAAACCTTGAGATAACATTCTAACAAAAGGTACTTTGTTATGATATTCATCAAATAATTTTTTAGCTTGTATTTTATCTAAACCAAGTTCTGCCTGTAATTTTAATTTACCCATACCATAGAAGAGTCCTAAGTTAATTGTCTTTGCTTGTGTTCTAGAAATTTTTGCCATGTCAGCAACTATTTGATGGAAGTCAGCATCATTTTTATTAAACTCTTGTTCTAAGTCTTCTGTTTTTGGTAAACCTAACTTGACAGCGTAATGCACCACGATCCGTGGTTCTTGTTGCGAGTAGTCAAAACTACCCCACTTGCAACCTTCTTCAGGTAAAAACATTTCTCTCATCTTTTTACCAATATATCCTTTTGAAGGAATCTGTTGTAAGTTAGGGTTTGACATAGAAAATCTTCCAGTAACAGTTCCTCCCTGGTCAGATCTAATTTGATTTACATCTGCATGTATTCTACCTTCATGGACATAACTTAATAGTCCTGTAATAAATGTATTAATTGCTTTGTCATATTCTCTAGCCTTAGCAATCATTCTTAAACATTTATTCTTATGTGTTTTTAAATAATCTTTAGGAAGTTGTGGCATCCCAGACTTTGGAGTTTTCTTGTAGTCTGTAATATTTTGTTGATCTAATAAATTTTTAATAGAAGATGCTGCCCAAATATCAATCTTAATACCTGTTTGATTTTCAATTGCTTGTAATATTTGAGTTTTTCTTTTTGTAAGGTGAGCACCAAACTTTTTAATTTTAGGAACATCAATTCTAACGCCTTTAAATTTCATGTCAACTAAACAACGAAATAATTTTGTTTCTAATTCAAATATTTTTCTGCAAGTTTTTTCTTCAACCTTGCCATCATCATGTGTTTTAGTATATAATACTTCGTCAAGTTTTTTATCAAATAGATTCCATAATTTTAAAGTTAAATCTACGTCTTGTTTAGCATAATCTTTTGCAAGTGCTCCCGGTATTCTATGCATATTAGACATCGGGTCCTTAATCATACCTTTAGACCACTCTAAAACTTTTTCTTGTAAGTCATATTTATATTTAGCTTCATTCAAATAATCTTTTGATAAAGAATCTAATGAATATTTAAATCTAGTTTCATCAATTACAGATGCTGCAATCATGGTATCAACTAATCTACCTTGTAACATCTTACCTGTTGTTGCTCTTAACCAACAAACGTCGTATATTGCATTGTGAAAAACTTTAGTAATATCAGGGTTTTGCAACAATTTATTATTTAGTTGATCCCAAAATTCTTTTAGCTCTTCCTCTGATTTATTATCGTCACTATGTTTTATTGAAAAATAAACTGTGTCTTTTCCTGTAGCTACAGCTACACCAGTAATAAATCCATCGCCTCTTATAGCACCTAACCCTTTTGTTTTAAGATTAGGATCATAGGTTTCTATATCGATTGCTACAGTATCTATACCTTCTAGATCTAGATCTTCTGGATGTTTACACATTATAATCCCTCTCCAATATCATCTCTAAATAATGAATTGCTTTCTTAATATCTTCTTCTTTACCTTTGTTTGAGTGCCTACATATATACTTTATAGCGTTACCTTCTGCAAACAAAAGTTTGTTTTCATTTATAAATTGTGCGGGTTGAATCTTCATCGATTTATAATGTTTCCCACCTACCTGCTTTTCTAAAGAATCATAAGCCATATCTTTAAATAGTCCTTTATGTGTCATCTTCTTCCTCCTAATGTATATTTACCTTGTGATGCTATAGTCCAACAATCTATTCTTCCTCGACTATAGGCTACATACTTTAATCTTAATTGAGTAAAGTAATCTTCTCTTCTTGTTGCAGTTTGATCAACAATAACATTATCAAACGTCATACCTTTTACAGTGTGTATGTTTCCATATTTAACTCTGACGTCTCCATCAAAATCAAAACCTTTTCTTAAAATTTTCTTTATGTAAACAAGTCTATCTTTATCTGTTTTAGTTCTAACTTCTGCAAAATCAGTTTCTTGTGTTGGTTTTAAATAACCTTTACTAATTAAAGTATCTATTGTGTAATCTTGATTAATCCAATCTTCAAAAGTTTCTTGTCCTTTACCTCTCACAACTACTTTACTACCTATATAACTCCAGAAATCTTTTATTTGTCTTAGTGATACCGGTTTGCCTTTTACAAACTCTGGCCATACTTTATGACATCTTAATTCTTTCTTTGGCACGTGGGCCGTGTTCCCTACATGAGCAAACTCGATTCCATGATATTTAAAAAATTCCTTGACCCAACTATCAGAAGGATTACCTCTATAAGTAAATAGAAATGTTTCTTTAGTATTTTCTATTTTATCTAAAAGTTTTTCCATAGAAGAACAATTAGTTTTTAAACTTGGTAAATAATAATGACTACCTACTATTCCTTTTGCAGGTTTCCATATACGATCATAACCGTAATGATTCCAGATAGGTTTAATTATATCCTTACATAAAGAATTTATAGTTTGACCACATCTATAACCCTCTTCCAATTGTTCTGCATCTTTAGATAATCTATGATAGTAATCTGCATTAGCTCCTGCAAATTCAAATATAGTTTGATCTGCATCGCCAACCATGTAGTATTCTTTAGTGTTAGTTGACATCTTTTCTAAAGCTTTTGTTTGAGCAACATTACTATCCTGAGCTTCATCTACAATTAAAGCATCTATATCAGGCTCTTTAGCCTTATCTAAAAA